GCCAAGGCCATCACCATTGCCAGAGCCGTCACCATAGCCAGAGCCTAAAAAGTCCACAAATTGTTTATTATTTATAGTCATTGATTCCTTTTGCAGCAAATGTTTAATAATTAGCCAGAGCTATAGCCATCGCTATAGCCATAACCAGAGCCTGAGCCATCGCCAGAGCCAGCGCCAGAGCCAGAGCCAGCGCCAGAGCCAGCGCCAGCGCCGGAACCAGCGCCATCGCCAGAGCCTGAGCCAAAGCCATAGCCAAAGCCTGAGCCAAAGCCATCACCATAGCCATTTGCAAATTTTTTATTATTTATAGTCATTGATTGATGTTTTCGCAACATCGCTACAAGGGATGAGTTCGCATACGCCATTTAACAAGATTTCTGGATTGAGTGTATCAATTTTGCATGATTCACCTTGCAATCCTGTCTGCGCAACACCTGAGAGCGCCACGCCTTCATTAGCTTTCCAGGACCATAAGCGTCTAGAGTTTTTTAAAATCACGCTTTCACCGTCTACGCTTACAACTTCACCAGCATGTACACCTGCTGAATAGCATCGAGCAATTACGTACTTACCTACAAATACGTGTTGAGCTTGATTCTGAGTTTGCAAATTAAACATTGCCGCGATTTCTTTAATTTGGCCTAATGTCATATCGTTGATGTTCATTTTTATTCCTAATTGTGTAAAGTTAAAAAAAGCCGAATTCGGACTACGCGTAAAGCGCATTCGGCAGCCGTGTTTTTCTTAGGAAACTTTAATTGCTTAATTTAAAACGCTATATCGTCGTTATTAAATTCTGCATCCTTTTTTGATTTTAATGTTGGCTTAAAATCGGTTGCCGCATTTGCCTGTTGTTTTTCGCCTTGCAAAGCAATGTCGTTAACTCGCACATCCATTGCTTTTCTTGTTACTCCACTTTTATCTGTCCAGTCTCTTTCAGATACTGTTCCACACACTGTTACTTTTTGACCCTTAGACAAATATTGTTGTAAGGATTCAGCGCGTTTGCCAAACAATGAGCAATTCCACCAAATTGTCGGTTTATCTTTCCCCTGTTGATCCGCAACTGAAAACGAACATACTGGATCGCCGTTTGACAGGTGCCTAAGTTCTGAGTCTTTGCCAAGCTGTCCTGAAATAGTGATGTTATTAATTTTAATTCTCCTTAAAAGTTGAAAGTGATTGTTTACGTTGTGTCGCTGCTGATTGAAGTTTTAATAGTTGTTCTTGGGATGCACCGCCATTTACTGCCGCTTTAAGATATATTGCAATTTGCGGAATATCAGATGAAACATTAATTAACGAAATTAATTCATCCACTCGCATTTCGTTTAATACTTGAGGTTTGCTTGCCTCATTTCCATCATCATCAGCTTGATAAAGACCTGTAATCGCTGCTAGTGCATAGCGTCTAGAATAAGTTGCCGCACTGCCGTAACCTTGAGCGTCATTCTTTTGCAAAGGCATTGTTAGCACGTCTTCGATCCACTCTCCTGATTCGTGCATTAAGCGGGTTGTAAGATTTAGTTTGCCTGCCTCGCTCGGAGAGAATGACTGAATAAAAATGATGCCGTTATTGTTTAGCGGTTTTTTTATTGCCTCAATGACTGACTCAAGATCCGCGTAAGAACTTTTAAAATGCGGGTTAGTAGAATCTTTTATTGCAAAAGTTATTTCTTTTTGTGCTTTTAATAGCGCGGGTGCTATTTTTTCTACTGTTTGTGATGTTTTCATTTTCTATGCCTAGATTAAAATTAATTCTCTGCTTGTTTATCGTGTTCTATTTGTTTATTTGCTGCTGCCTCGTTATTACTTTCCTCAAAATCAATTCCGTAATCTTCAGTCTCCACAATCTAACCCTCTCAATTTAAAACAAACTTTATATAGATTCTCTCTGTTTTGCTTATGCTCATTTTTTAAGATAAGCATTGCCTTGTGATAATGTCTGGTTAGTTCTGACATCCTTTCTATTTCCTCAAAATTTTTAGCAAGCAATTTGTTTTTTAAATATTTTAAATACATAATTTTTAAACTGGGAATAGGTTTAAAAATATCATCTAATATTGTTGTCATAAGTAACTTTCAACAAAAGATGCTACATATTCAACGACAAACGATGAAACAAAACACAAAATAAAAATAGCCACAATTGCCGCAAAATCTTCTAACGTTGACTTAGCCATTTTGTACCCTTTTATCAGTTAAAAACCATCCTAATTGACGGCGAATTTCCTCAATTGTTTGTTTTGAAGTATCTTTTTTACGATCTCTATTTATCCAGCTTCTAACAGCTTCTTTTGTTGGCTTTGTTTCTTGCATCTCATCCCCTTTAGGTTTTGACTGCTAAAAATTACCACTACAACACGTAGGGCGGCTAAGTTGTCACTTAACGTAATTACTTAAAGTCCCCCGACAATAAATAATTATTTTCGCCCTACGTGTTGCCCATCGCAAAATGGGCACTTTATTAAATATGCGCTTGCAACTTTAAATTCGGCGTCAATTGATCTTCAAATGCCGCTTGCCTTGCCCATTTTTCAGCGTATTTTTGAAGATCATAAGCAAGCGGATAGTTGTAAACCCATGCACTTATAACCTTAAAATGTAAAGATGATTCATCATTGTTCGCATCATCCAGCCAGCCTATTGCGTAACAGCGGACTTCTTTTTCTGTCAATTGATCTGGAAAAAAGACACAATCTTGTTCTTCGCTGCAATCGGATTCTGGCTCCATTCGGTCATATTGTCTTTGCGCTTTGTCTAGTCCTATCATGCTGTCCTCAGTCGTGGTGTGTTGTGTGCTGCAGTAACTACATTATGACATAAAAAAATAAAAGCGCAAGAAAAATAAATAAAATTATTTGTGTGTTGTATTTATTTATTCTAGCCGTTATACTTGCAACATCTAAACAATGTAAGGATTTTATGTCAAATTTGCCGAAATTAATTAAAGAGATATTGTGGGAAACTCGATGGAGTCAAGAAAATCTAGCTGAAGAATTAGACTGTACCCAACCAACAATATCTCGTATAAAAGCGGGGGGTGATTGCTTAAATAGCATGGGCGACAAAATTAGAGCGCTTCATTTAAAACATTGCAAAGGGAAAAAATGAAAACAGGCGATCAAGTCATGTTAAATATCGTTAATAATATTTTGTTTGCGCGTCCAACAAAAAAAATAATTTATGATCGGGAGCAATTTTTAATTGATAAATTCGCCAACTCTGTTTTTACAGTTGCCGAAGCTGCAAGCGTTTTTAACATTAAAAAAAATGCTACACAAAGCGCAATTAATAAGCTGCTGAAAAAAGGTGCGGTAATTGTTGTTGAGCCGCGACATGCAAGTAGTCCAGCAAAATATAAATTATCATGATAATTATTAACAGCGATAAAGCATTACTATCTACAGTAGATAACATTAAAGATTTATATTGCAAGCATAAATTTTTGCGAATAACTATTAAAACAGGGAAAGATAGGAGCCTTGATTACAATTCGTTATCGCATGTTTGGTATGCTGAAATTGCCAATCAATTAAAAGATGAGGATGCTCTAGGATGGAAAAACCACTGTAAATTGCATTTCGGTGTTCCGCTTTTACGCGCAGATGATGAAGAATTTAGGGAGATATACGACAAATCAATAAAACTTTTATCGTATGAAAAAAAATTGCAAGCAATGAAATATTTTCCTGTTACTTCAATTATGACAAATGAGCAATTTGGAAAATACTTGCAGGAAATACAGTTGTATTTTTACGACTTGGGTGTAAATTTAACGTTTCAGTCTTAAAAGTGTAGTATGATTTTTAGTGATGCGCAACGCATCATATTCATAAGCCCTGCCATTTTGACCGATGGCAGATAACGCAATTAGTAATGGACTTTGGGAGGGGATGGCTAATCTGCAAAGACGCCACCCCGAATTACTACGGGGGGTCAATCTCCCTCTCCCAAAGTCCTGAAAAGGAAAATATGCACTATTACAAATTTAATATTGCTGATTATCGCAAAGACACTAACCATTTAACAACAATTGAACATGGCATTTATCGTCAATTGATGGACTGGTATTACCTTGATGAAAAACCAATTCCTTTAGAAACCCAAGTGGTTATTCGGCGGTTACGATTGAGTAATGATGAAGTTGGTTTTCTTCAAAACGTTTTAGAAGATTTTTTCATTTTGGGCAAAGCAGGATACACGCACAAAAGAATTGATGTTGAAATTAAAGATTATCATTCGCAGGCAGAAAAAAATAAAATCAATGGCAAGCTAGGCGGAAGGCCAAAGAAAACCCAATCGGTTATGTTTGGGTTGCCAGATGATAGCGAAAATAACCCTAACCATAAACCAATAACCAATAACCATAAACCATTAATTAAAGAAGAATCATTAAAAGAAAAAATTAAAAAAGAAACCGCAACCGCTGCGCGTTTGCCAAGCGACTGGGAACCGTCTTTGCAAGACATCGAATTTTGTCAATTAACGCGACCAGACCTGACCCCACATGACATTGCTAGCGGTTTTAGGGATTATTGGATAGCGCAGCCAGGAGCAAAAGGAAAAAAGTTAGATTGGTCAGCGACTTGGCGCAATTGGGTCAGAAACGCACGACAACCAGCACAACAAAGGCCACAGGCTCAATACCAAAGCGCAACCGACAAAGCTAAAACATTGGCGGATAGATTGACAGGGAGAGTGAAAAATGAACGCATTATCGACATCAACTGATTTAGATTCTATGCCGATAGCATGGGTTGAAAAGATATTTGATCAAATGTTATTGACGTATGGAAAGAAATTTACGGATCAATGGGGCGGTGCTGATCCTGACAAACTGATCAAATTTTGGTGCGTTGGCTTGGCGGGATATGCAGGCAATGAGATTAAACGCGGGTTATCGGGATTGGATATGACAGAGTGGCCACCGACATTGCCGGAATTTAAAAAGATGTGCAGACCAAGCATTGATCCTCTAGTTGCATATTACGAGGCTTTAAACGGGCTTCAGGAGCGATTAAAGGGTGAGGTTGGCACGTGGAGTCACCCTGCGATTTTTCATGCTTCTAAAGGGCTGCAATTTGATTTACTCAATCAAACTTACAGCCAGATCAAAACGAGGTGGGAAAATGCGCTTGCAGATCAATTGCAGAGAGGACATTGGGGGGAAATTGCAAAGCCGGTTTTAATGATTGCAACAAGCACAACGCAAGCATCGAAAGATGAGGCTGCAAAAGCATTGGCAAAAATAGAAAGGCAAGCTGGTGTTGTTTTGGAGCATAAAACAGATCATCGGTTGTGGGCAAAAAAGATAATCAAATTGTCAAAGGAACGCGATCATGGATTATCTGAGGTACAAATAAGATTTGCAAAAGAGGCATTAAAGGAAAGGCAAGATGCATGAAGATCATCGTTTTAAATGCGAAGTAAGGCATATTTTAAAGTTAAGAATTTTGGGAAAATATGAAGTGGATAAATATTTAACTTTGGTCGAAAAAATGCGAGGTAAAAATGAAAGATATAAATTGCAAGATGAAGCAAAAAAGCAATGGGAAAAGAGCAATCGTGGAAAATATGACGACTGGAAAACCTAACTTTTGAAAGCCAAAAATGAATAAAAATTTTGATGATTTATTATTAAAATTAACAGATTATGAGCAAGATATTACAGACATGGAAAGACTATTAATTGCTAATGAAATAATGCGACTAAATCAAGAATTGGCAGAGGCGCAAGGGGCGATTGATTACGCAACTTTGTATATTGCTAAACCGGAATCTGGCAAAAAATTTAATTAAGTCGGGGAAATAAAAATGATGGATCAAGAAAAAGCGGCAAAATATTTTATTGTTGGATGGATAAAGAATTGGAATTTGTATACATATTTGCAGGTTGTGACTGGCAAAAGCAAGCCAAACGTGCAAGATGCTCATAAAATTTATTCTTGGTTGCCAACGGACAAAGTTAATTTTATCAGGAAAGAAATTAAACGTTATGTTGCCGACAATATACCAAAGTTAAGCGAAAAATTGTTTAATGAAAATGATAATTTAAAAAAGTTAGAATTTTACAAATTGGTAATGGTAAAAATTGGTGAAAAAAGCACAAATAAATTTGATAAAGCTAGAAAAAATTGGCTTGATGAAAGAAGAAAATTTAATGCTAAAACAAAAGAATCTATCTTGATAGCAGATCAACATGATAGAAGTGCTGGGCATCATTGGAATATTTGTAAATGAGTATATGTAAATGTTGCAAAAAAAAATATGAGAAATCGAGGCCAATGCAGGTGGTTTGCGGGTTAGATTGTGCCTTGATTTACTCAAAAGTAACTGCAAAAAAAAAGGAAAAAAAAGAAATTAAGATAAAAAAAGATGCTTTAAAACCATTAAGTTATTATGTAAAAAAAGCTGAAAAAGTTTGCAATGAGTACATACGTTTGCGCGATGCAAATTCGCCTTGTATTTCGTGTAATGCAGTAAATGCAAAAAAGTGGGATGCTGGCCATTATATTTCAGTTGGCGCAAATAGATCGTTAAGATTTAACGAATTAAATATTCATAAGCAATGCTCATTTAATTGCAATGTCAATCTTTCTGGTAATTTAATCAATTACAGAAAAGGATTATTAAAAAAAATTGGCGAGGAAAAATTGTCGTGGTTGGAAGGTTGGCACGAACCTGAAAAAATGACAAAAGAAAAAGCAATGGCAGTAGAAAAATATTTTAAAGAAAAGTTAAATAATTTAAAAAAGGGCAATCATGGATAACAAAAAAGCTATTAAATTAATGCAAAGTTTACAAGATCAAATTAAGCATGAAAATCCGCAAGGCTGGTGCGTAATACGCGAAAATGATATAATTGATGCAATTGAATTTATTGATTTTGTAATTAATTCAAAAGATGAAAGTAAAAAAAATGCTGCTAAAAAATAGCAGCATAATGTTATTTTGTTACTAGCAAGAAATATTCAAAAATTGCTCGACACATTGGGCGATGGGATTTTGAGCCAATCGGCGCTTCCCAGTTTTGCCAGGTTCGCAACGGCTTAAAAACTAAAGCCGCTGCTTCGGTTTGAGTAAGAGATCCACGTGCTGCGCGAATCTCCTCTGGAGTTGGGTATTTCATATTATTTCTTTAAATTTGGGATATGTAGTGCAAACTGCACCATGTTTACAAACCCCATTTTTGAATTAATGCTAAATCAAAATTTTTAGTGGCGGATTGTGGATCAATTTCCCACTGCCCTTTACGGGCATATTCGTTTCCCATTTCTAGCCAGGCAACTTTTACAAGTCCAATCACTTCTTCCTTGAAAATCAAAGTGCTATTAAAGCACTTGCAGTTAAGCCTTTCGGCTATAGCTTTCACTGAATAGTCCGTGCTGGATTTTTGCAGCTCCTTAATTGCTGCTTTAGTTTTTTGAATATTTGACATTTTATTCTCCTAAGAATGTAATTTCGTTGCTGCGTGATTGCTGCATCGATAGAGTCATTATGCACCAGTTGAGTGTATGTGTAAAGAATTTTGTGAGATTTTTTTATTTTGTTGTTTTTGAGTGATTGATTGAATTGATTGAGTGATTGATGCAAGTTAGTAGGCGCTCACTCATCATTCCGCACGCGTCAATAATGTGATCTACATCACAATTTCTGTAATTTATGTGTAATTTATGTGTGATTTATGTGATGTACGTCACAATTTTGTGTGTTAGTTAGGATTTGATCGATATTGTAGTGTTGCGCCATGTGATACTATAAATGTGATGGTCATCACAAAAATAAGGTAAACAATGGCTAAAACACAATTCGAGATGCTTGACGGGATCGGCATCGACGCTATATGCGCACGCATCGCTGACACTGAGTCGCAGCGCTCTATCGCTAAGAGCCTGTCAATTGATATCGCTACGCTTGTACGATGGCTGCAAAGCGACGCTGAAAAGATACTTAAAGCGCAAGCAGCGCGAGAGCAGAGCGCATATATATGTGATGAGCTTGCACTAGCAGCACTCTATGACATAGATGATGATGCTACTCAAGCTGCTGTGACTAGACAGAGAGAAATCGCGTCGCATCAGCGCTGGAGAGCTAAGACGCGCAACAAATCTTTTAGTGATCGCGTACAGACTGAAAGCACAGTCGATATGCGAGTCAAGTCTGCTGTCGATCTATCAGATGATGAGCTTGCAGCGATCATCGCAAACGCGACTATAAAGATACCATGACTTATATAGATCCGAGCGCTGCTGCTAGTGAGCTACTAAGACGACGTAGAGCGCGTGAGTCTTTGATCGAGTACACTCTATATACGAACGCATCTTATAAAGCAGCAAAGCATCATCATAAAATAGCAAACGCACTGGAGCGAGTCATGCGCGGTGAGTGCAAGCGACTCATTATATGTATGCCGCCGCGACACGGGAAAAGTGAGCTTGCATCGCGTCGCTTCCCTTCTTTTTATCTTGCCAAAAACCCAACTAAGCAAATTATTGCAGCGTCATACAATAGCGATCTTGCAAGTGACTTTGGGCGTGAAGTAAGAAATATTGTTGCAAGTCAAGAGTATCATCAGCTTTTTGATGTCGAGCTATCTGCAGACAGTAAAGCAGCGAACAGGTGGCACACTAGCGAGGGCGGAATGTATGTCGCCGCTGGTGTGGGAACAGCTATAACAGGTCGAGGCGCAGATATCTTGCTAATTGACGATCCATTTAAAGACAGGCAAGAGGCTGACAGCGAGATAACTCGTCAACGTGTGTGGGACTGGTACACGAGCACAGCATACACGCGCTTAATGCCAGGCGGAGCAGTTATTGTCATTAACACGCGCTGGCATGATGACGATTTGACAGGACGACTACTAGCAGAGCAAGAAAATGGCGGAGATGCGTGGGAAGTGCTTTCTATGCCCGCGATTGATGACGTTGGCAGGCCATTGTGGCCAGAATGGTATCCCATTGAGCGACTGGAGCAAATAAAAGGTGTCTTGCCTGCTCGCGATTGGAATTCGCTATATCAGCAAAATCCTATTCCTGATGACGGCGACTACTTTAAATCGGACTGGATCGTGGAGTACGACGATCTACCAGCAGATTTGCATTACTACGCGGCAAGTGACTACGCTGTAACTGATGGCGGTGGAGACTATACAGAACACGGAATTTTTGGCGTTGACGCGCATTCAAATTTATACGTAGTTGACTGGTGGTATGGCCAAACTGCTGCAGATGAATGGATCGATGCTAAATGCGACTTGATACGCAAATACTCGCCAAAAATGTGGTTTGGTGAGTCAGGCGTAATCAGGCGCAGCATTGAACCGTTCATGCTTAAGCGTATGTCAGAGCGTGGCGCATACTGCGTAATTGAATGGCTGTCTAGCATATCAGACAAGACTACAAGAGCAAGAGGCATACAAGCCAGGGCAAGCATGGGAAAAGTTTTTTTTCCAAAAAATGCATTATGGAAAGAACGTGTTGTTACTCAATTGCTAAGGTTTCCAGCGGGTAAGTATGATGATGCAGTTGACGTGCTGAGTCTTATCGGGCGTGGACTTGATCGAATCAAAGATGCAAAGCCAAAGCGTGAAAGAACTGTAAGAGTAAGCAGCGGCTGGATGGGTTAATATTGTAATTGTAAGAAATTTATGTTAAAAGATGCACACTTAACTGACGAGCAAGCAAATGATCAACGATAAAAATTCAATGCTTAATAATAAAAATTATCTTGATGATGAGATGGATGATGCTGAAGATAAAAAAGAGCCCGAGGGTAAAGATGAAGATGAAGCTGCGGAGTGGATAGAAGTACATAAGCAAGCGCTAAAAGACTTTAAGCTGTGCGTTGATGCAGAGGCTGATAATCGCAACGAATCTCTCGACGATCTAAAGTTTGCAAGGCTTGGCGAGCAATGGCCTGATGATGTCATACAAAAGCGCAAATTAGAGGGTCGTCCGTGTATGACGTACAACAGAATGCCGACCTTTATCCGTAAGGTCGTCAATGATGGTCGTCAAAACAAGCCGTCTATTAAGGTTCATCCGTGTGACGACTCAGCTGATACTCAAACTGCGGAAGTAATCAATGGCATTATTCGCAACATTGAAAATTCATCTAATAGCGAAGTGGCATACGACACAGCTTTAGACTTTGCTGCATCGTGCGGCATTGGATATTTACGTGTTGACGTTCAATACTCGCATGATGATGCTTTCGACCTTGATATTTTTATCGAGAGAATTAGTAATCCTTTTACAATATATGGTGATTACAATGCAACATCGGCAGATTCGTCGGATTGGAATATTGCTTTTGTTGTAGATGCTATCGAAGAAAAAGAATATAAAAAGCGATACGGAGACAAAGCAAAAGTTAGCTTTGATAGTGACGCTTATATCGGCATGCCAGATGAGTGGCGAGATGGCGATAAGGTTATAGTCGCTGAATATTGGGTGCGAAAAGAAACAGAAAACGAGATTGCAAAGCTATCTGATGGTCGAATTGTCGATGTCGAATGGCTAAACGCCGAAGTAGACGGTTTAAAAGGTACAACAAATAAAGATGCTCTTGCTCAATACAATGTGAGAGTTATATCTACTCGCAAAGCAAAATCGTATAAAGTCTGCCAATACATCATGTCAGGCGCAGAGATTCTCGAAGAAAACGACTGGGTTGGAAAGTATATTCCAATTATTCCCGTTTATGGCGAAGAACTTAACATTGAAGGCAAGCGTCATTTTAGATCGCTAATCCGCGATGCTAAAGATGCGCAGAGGAATTTTAATTACTGGCGCACAACTACTACTGAGATGGTTGCGCTTGCTCCAAAAGCCCCGTTTATTGGTGCTGTGGGGCAATTTGATACTGACGCTGACAAATGGGCTGCTGCTAACGCAGAAAACGCGGCGTATATTGAATACGATATTGTGCCAGGCGCCCCTCCACCGATGCGACAAGGCTTCGCTGGTGTACCTGCTGGCGCTTTGCAAGAAGCCTTAAACGCTGCTGATGATATGAAGTCTATTATCGGTATATATGACGCATCGCTAGGCGCTCGTAGTAACGAGACATCTGGACGTGCAATTAATGCAAGACGTGCAGAATCTGAAGTATCAACATATCATTTCATTGATAATCAGGCACGAGCGATAAAGCATACTGGTCGAATTATTCTTGATCTTATTCCGCACATTTACAATAAGGCTCGGATCGTTCGTGTCATGGGCGAAGATAAAAAAACCCAAACAGTGCCAGTTAATCAACCGCAGCAGCAAATGGATGGCACATCTCAAGTTTATGATCTAACTGTAGGTAAATATGACCTTACCGTTAATGTTGGCCTTGGATTCCAGACCAAACGGGAGGAGGCTGCCTACGGAATGACAGAGCTTGTACGTTCATATCCAATGGCTGCCCCTATTATTGCCCCGCATTTGGCTGAGGCGCAGGATTGGCCAGGCGCTGATAAGATAGCCGAAGAACTAAGAATGTTGTCCCCACAGGCGCAACAAGGCAATCCGCAGGTGCAACAAGCCGAGCAAGCAATACAGCAACTGCAAGCGCAATTACAACAAGCGCAGCAAATAATACAATCAATGCAAACTGATAAGAGCCTAGAGGCGCAAAAGTTGGAAATTGATAAGTTTAATGCGGAAACAAATCGATTAAAAACGCAAAAAGAAATACAGCCGCAAATGATGGATGCTCAGGGTGATAATGTGGACGAACGGGAAAAAATTGCTCTTGAAACAGAATCAAAAGTTATCATTGAAAAAGTTAAACAAGAAGGGCAAAAGGAATTAGAATTGCTTAAACAAAAAGCTGAGATTGCAAAAGCTAACACTAATCAGCTATTGACTGTAGATGAAAACCTAAACTTAGTGCCTAGTGATGTAGTATTGGAGATTAAGCAAGTAATTGATGCTCTTGGCAATGAAATGCAAAACGTTAAAAAACGCGCATCTGCTAAACGTATGCTAATCAGAGATGAAAATGGCAGACCTTCAGGGTCAATTATTGTAGATGAATTTAATAACCCTATAGGGGAGGATTAATATGGCTTTGGCTTATGATGTATCAATTAGAAATGCGATGCTTGACGCAATTACTACTCGCGCTGGATCATCTGCATTACTGAGAATTTATGACGGTTCACGTCCCGCTACAGGCGGAACTGCAACTACAAAGCTAGCAGAGTTGACGTGTAATGCAACATTTGCACCATCTGCAACTGGTGGCGTTCTAACATTAAATAGTATTACGCAGGATGCAAGCGCAGATGCGACAGGCACAGCAACATGGTTCAGGATCGTAAAAAGTGATGGAACTACTTTTGTGTTAGATGGTAGTGTTGGCACATCTGGAAGTGATTTAAACCTAACTACAACAAGCATTGTTGCTACACAGCCAGTAAGCATTACTTCCTTCGTAATTACCGAAGGTAACGCGTAATGATTGAATATAAAACCCACGATAATGGGCCAATCACATCAATTCATGTTGAGGTTGGCGCAGTTATTGTTACAATGACATTTAACAGCTTGCTTGAGTTTACACCCATGCACTCTCACGCGTTTGATCATTGGATGGAGTGTGTAAAAGGTGCTGCTGTAATATCAATTGACGGAATAGATACTGTTGTTCGTGCTGGTGATAAGTATTTAGTTGAAGCGCACAAAGAGCATAGCGCAAAACCCTTAGAATCTTTTACTGTGTTACGTTGCGTACATGAAAATAGCGAGGTAGACCCGTCAAAATGCGAAGAAGGGATACCTTTAGAGTGGGTTAATAGACTGACGGTGCATTAATGAGAGCTGATTATCTTGAAATGTCGGTAACGTCAATTGCTGGAACTAATGGCAATGGCGCGGTAACAATGTCTAGGATTACAAATACGCCAACGTTTGATGAATCTTTTAACACATCATCGCTGACTAGAACGGTCGAATATGTAATTGAGGACACATCAAGGCTATGCTTTGAGCGTGGAATAGGCACTGTAACTGGTAATGTTCTAACTCGTGGCAGTCCTAAAACTACGTGGGACCAAACCACTTTAAATCAAAACAACCCAACGGCATTTGCATTTTTAGCCTCTGGATCGGTTGGGAATATCAAAGTTAGATGCTCGCCAACTATGGCAAGTGCAGCAGCCACTTTCCCTGGCGTGATGCAAGGATCGTCGCCTGTCAATATCAATTTAGGTCATATTACAACATCGCATATTGTTACAAACGCAATTCAAGTCGGCACTGTTGTGGTTACTGGAACTGAATATTACTTGCCCTATCTTTGGGAAGGTAACGGAGCAATTACATCATTAGGCGTTTGGCTAACTACTGCGCAAACTGGGGCTGCAATTAAAGTTGGCATATACGAATGTGGTTCTGATGGAACCCCAAGTAATTGTATTACTCATTGCAATTCAAGCCCTATTTCGTTAGCTGCCGGTTCTGGAACATTAATAACAAGCGCAATTACAACGGCCAATGGTTGGTCAGTGGAGTCGCCAAACCTTGCGCCCGGTTGGTATTATATTGGGTTTGTAGCAACAGCAACTACCACTTTTCCTAGTATCGGACATCACGCAATTTCAAGTCCTATGCGTATGTCACCTGTCGGATGGGGCTCAAATTATGGAACTAATCAGTTGCTTACTGCAACGGCAAGTGTTAGTTACGCAACAGGGATGCCTACTGGTGCGCCAAGCCGTACCTTTATTATTACGCAAGGCAATACATCGACAAGCGGTAGACATTATTGGTTTGGACTAAAGCCAAGGATATAACATGCAACCAGTTTTAAACTATATTGATAAAGGCGCAGGAATGGCTCGCGCTATTCGCGCAGCGGGTTACGTAATAGCAATCATGGACGGGGTAGCTATGTGTGATAACCCTATTGCTGTACAAGAAATTATTGATAATTTTGACCCGCTGCCTGCCGCACAAGCGGATAAATGGGAAGAAATAAAAGCGGAACGCGATAAGCGACAACTTTTGCCTATTACTGTTAACGGAAAACAATTTCATAGCGATCAAAATTCGCGCATTCAACAATTGGGCTTGGTATTTATGGGGCAAAATATCCCACCTAATTTACAGTGGAAAACAATAGATGATACATTTGTCACTATGACACCAACATTAGCATTGGAAATATTTGCTACTACAGCATCGCACGATCAAGCCGTATTTGCTGCTGCTGAACAGCATCGATTGTCAATGCTGGCATCAAACGATCCTATTAATTACGATTTTTCTAGCGGTTGGCCTGCATGACATACGGTAAGAGTCCTTATGCTAAGGTTCCTTACGTAAAAACAGCGGCTTTTGCTGCGTCTGGTGCATCTGGATCATTGGCAAAGACAAATAACAATGATTCTATATCCGCAAGTGGCACAACAACAAATGTTGGTAGTCTTGCGTACACGAATCAAAATGATACTGTTGCTGCTAGTGGGGCAAATGGGCTTAATAACGTAGGCTCATTATCTACTGTAAATGCAAATGACAGTATAAGTGCAAGTGGTACAACTACAGTCTTAGGCAGTGCAAACCACTTAAATAATAATGACAGTGTTAGCAGCATAGGATTTTCCGGTGTAATTACTGGCAGTGTTGCGTATGTTAATCAAAATGATATAGCTCAAGCCATTGGCATTGGCTCTACAGTTACTGGTGGTGGTGGTTATGGTTACGGTTATGGTTACGTAAAGAGAAAAACAACTGTAAAAGAGGATAGGGAAAAATTAGGAATAATCCCTAAGTCTGTAAGAAAGATTATTAAAAAGGTAGCAGAAGAAAATACTACTTTTGAAAAAGAAGAAGAAGCCTTAGCAGAACTAAAGACTATTTTATCAAGTAAGAAAATTGATGTTAAAAAATCTTATGAGGACGAGCTAAAGAATCAAATTGAACGTTCTATCAATTTGGAAATTTATAAGTTATTAAAAATTCAGAAAGAAAGAAACGATCAAGATGAGGAGGAGGCCGCATTTTGGCTTTTAATGTAACCACGTCAACAACCATAAAGGATTGACAAAATGAATGAAGAAATAATTGCACAAGAATCTGATGACATTGTTAATAATGTAGATTCTGATAATGTATTTGATAATAACGAAAATGATTCTGAAGAAATTATTGATGATTCTGAAGAATTAGAGCTCGACGGGAAAGTATATAAAGTTCCAAAAGCAATTAAATCATCTGTAATGAAAAATGCAGATTACACACAAAAAACACAAGAATTAGCGCGAGAGAGAGAAGCAATTGCAAAAATTAGGGAAGAAGCGCAAAAATATAAAGAAAATATAAAGACAAATATTCAAGAACGTGGTAGGTTATCGGCAATAAATGATACTTTGCAACAGTTTGAGCAAATAAACTGGGCTGAGTTAAGTGATCAAGACCCATTGCAAGCGCAAAAGCTATGGATTCAAAAGTCACAATTAAAAGATGCTGCAATAGAGTTGCAAAATAAGTTAGACAGTGAAGAACGGCAAGCCGGAGAGCAGGAGCAGCTTTCAGAAGCCAAGCGATTGCGTGAAGGTCAAGCCATTTTATCGGAAAAAATTCCGAACTGGTCGCCACAATTGGCGAGTAATTTAGTTAATTATGCCGCATCCATTGGATGGTCGGAAGGCGAAATTAAAAAAATTACTACAGCACAAGTTATTGCATTGCATAGGGCATTCGTTGGGGATCAATTGCTGAATAAGCAAAATCCTAAAGTAAAAAGCGAAGTTGTTAAGCCTGTGACTAAATTAGGGGGAAGTGCATCGATTAAAAAAGATGTTTCAGCTATGAGCGATAAAGAATTTGCCGCAATGCGGCGACAACAGATTAAAAACAGAAACAACTAATTTTAAACTACATAAGGAATAAAAATGGCAAATACTAATGCAACTATTGACATGGTAACGCGAGAAGCGCTACGCATTGCTCATGAAAAAATCCAATTTATTGGAACTGTAGATCGTCAATATGATGATTCATTCGGTAAAACTGGCGGAAAAATTGGCTCTACTTTGCGCGTTCGCAAACCAAACCAATACACTCGCACAACTGGCTCACGCGTTATGGATGTGCAAGACCAGCAAGAGGCAACAGCAACAATCACGGTTGCAACGCAAGATCACGTTGATATGCGCTTCAATTCTGCTGAATTAGCATTGTCCATTGATGAAATTAGCCGTCGGTACATTGAGCCTGCAGTATCACAATTGATCTCTGGCATTGAAGCAGACTTCTTGGCGTTTGCTACAAAAGCAACTTATAACGTAGCTGGTACTGCTGGAACAGCCATTACTTCGCTTGCTACTCCTGGCGCAGCACGTGCAAAATTGAATCAAAACCTTGCGCCTAAGTCGGATCGTTATATTCAGATGGATTCAATTACAATGGGTAATCTGGTAAACGGTTCTTCGGCTTACTTTAATCCATCACGTGATATTAGTGAACAGTACCGCGAAGGCTTGGTTGCACGTACATCGATGGCAGATTACTACGAAAATGAGCGCGTGTGGACTGCACAAAATACCGCAGATGTAGCAGGCGAAATTAACGGCGGAACATTGACAAGCGGAATTACATCGCTAACAGTTGATGGTTTAACAGTTGCGCCAACTGCTGGCATGGTGTTTACGATTGAAGGTACTTATGACGTTCATCCAGAAACAAAAGTGCCATATTCACATTTAAAACAGTTTGTATGCTCTGCCGGTTGTACAACAACTAACCTTGTGTTTACGCCTGCAATCATTTTCAGCACAACCGATGCGCGTCAAAATTGTTCTGGCGCACCCACTGACAATGATGACATCACATTCGTTGGTTCTGCATCAACAAATTACGTTCAGCCACTGATGTATCACAAAGAGGCGTTTCAGTTTATTACTGCTGACCTTCCATTGATGGCAAGTTCTGAAAAGTGCGTTCGCCGTACACAAGATGGCTTGTCAATGCGCGTATGGCAGGATTCAGATATTCGTAATGATGAGTTGCTTATGCGTATTGATATTTTGTACGGCATGGCTGCATTGCGTCCTGAATGGGCTTGCAGAATGATTGGCGCAGCAGGCTAATATATAACCGCAGCCGTTATTTAGCGGCTGCTAACTATTTTACAAAGGATTAAAAATGGCTATCTCTGCAGATTTGGAACGTTTAGGTTACGGCTCTCCAGCCGGATGTATTGCAACTGGTCAACACGTACCAGTTATTCAATCAGTTGGCGCTACTCGCACTTTGTTGGCTGAAGAATCCGGTTCGTTGTGCTTGCTTGATTCTGCTAGCGGTGTTGTTTATACATTGCCTACCCCAGTTGAAGGTATGTACTTCGACTTTTCTGCAACTGTTGCAGTTACATCAAATGCGTACAAAGTTGTGACTGCTGGCGCATCTGACTACATTGTCGGTAACGTGTTAATTGGTGATACCGTAGTGGCACAATCGGGCGATGTATTTGTTGCTGATGGCACTACAATTCGTGCAATTTCCGAAGATGGCGCGACAAAAGGTGGTTTAGTTGGCGGTCGTTATCGTTTGACCGCAATTTCCGATTCAAAATGGTTAATTAATGGCGTTACACATGGCACTGGCACGCTTGCAACACCGTTTGCAACTAGCTAATTAAATAAGTTGGGCTATGTTAAAGTTATGAATTAATATAGCCCTACTTAAAGGATTAAAAATGGTTATTTGGATGATTCACCCAAACAATGGCAAGCATCCTGCATTGCCTTTTGAGGTTGAAGAAATGAAAAAAAACGGCTGGTCAATTTATGAAAAGCCTACAAAGCCAGTTGAAGCAGAAAAGCAGGAAGAAGTGTTAATACAAGAAGTGCAAAGCAACGTAAAAAAACGCGGCAGACCGGCTAAGGGTTAAATATGGCAATTACCACATATAATGAATTAAAAGCAGAGGTCGCCAAGTGGTTGCAAACTGATGCGCTTACCGACGAAATACCTAATTTTATACAATTTGCAGAAATTGAGTTAAATGCAGAATTGCAAAATAGGGATATGCAAGTTGATGAGCAATTGACGTTATTAGCTGGCTCATCAACAGTAGCAATACCGGCAAGATTTATTAGCCCTATTTCATTGGAATTGGTAATTACTGGCGAAGATAATACAGACTTACAATATATTCGCCCTCAAGATGTTGTTAAAAATGACGCGATGGCGACACGTCCCGAATACTGGACAATAAACGGATCATATATAGAATTTCCAAACCCTTCAGATCAAACATATTCATTAACTTTTAGAATGCTAAAAGGCTATGATTTAGCAACAACATTAACAAATACTTTACTGACAAAATATCCGTTACTATATTTGTATGGTGCACTTACTCAAGGCGCAATATATGCTCGTGAGGATGGTAGAATCGAATTATTCAATGCGCAATACAATAAAGTTTTGGCCAAGGTGAGGCAGTCAGAGGCTAGGAACAATAGGCTAGTTACTTTGCGAACTGATTTTATAAGCGCAAAAAGTTCAAATATTATAGCGGGGTAATAATGGCTTTAGAGTCTGGCACGTATATTGACGATCTGGTAGGGACTAATCCTGTTAGTGCAGATGATTTGGTTCGCTACGGTGCGGATCATTTAAGATTACTTAAAAATACAATTAAAGCATCGTTCGCTGGATTTACAGATGCTGTCTGCGTTACTGGCGTGGATGGTGGTGCTGCAAATGTATATACATTAACACCTGCTACTCCATTACCATCATACGGATCACGTATGATTATTGTTTTCTCTCCTGCGGTAGCCAATACTGGAGCCGTAACAATCAATGTTTCAAGTCTTGGTGCAAAGTCTGTTAAAAGTGTATCTGGTGCTGCATTGGTGTCAGGTGATTTGGTTGTCAATGTAATTTATGTCGCCGTGTATAACGGTACGGATTTTCAATTAACAGCGCCGACAAAAAATTATATTGATCTATTAGATTTGGCGCAAAAAGACTATATAGATCAAATTGTATTTACGTCTGAACTTCCATCGCAGGGTGGTAATGCTAATAAATACGTTCGCACTAATGGCACTGCTGCATCGTGGCAATACGCGGGTATGGAGTTAGCTAATCCTGCTGGCGCCACACTTACGAATGGAACTACTTATCAAGCATTTATTGCAAATGCTGCTTACACACTGCCTGATTTTACTAATTCAAAAACTTTTGGATTGGTAAGCCTATCAAATTCTCCTGCCGTACCAGCTACTGTCACTACATCTGATGGTTGGACAATTGCACCTGATTTAGCGGTCAATACATTTAAGGCTATTTCGCCATTATCAACAGCAACAGCTCATGGCGCATGGGGCAACAGATTAATGACACCTGCTATTTTTGGTTCTGTTACTGCAGCAAGTGCGCCAACAATTCTAGGTGTCGCTGCATTAAGTAGCACATTAAACGTAATTTTATACGGTGTATCAAGCAATACAACAATGTACGTTGTCGCTATAAACCCTACAACGGGTGCTTGCGGAACCCCGCTGTCATTAGGTACTACTACCGACGTTCAGCCACATATTTTTGCGGATTCTGCTAATACTTTTGTAGTTGGGTTTAATAACTCTGGAGGCTCGGCTGTTATAGCTGGCACTATTTCTTCTTTTGCAATAACTGTAGGAAGCATAGTAAATGGTACATACAGCTATGTTAATTTAATACAATTGGCGCAGGGTTTATATCTTCATTCTCCACACAATGGCACAGTAGAAGCGTTTTCTGTTTCTGGTACGGTAGTGCAAAAAGGTAATAATTTAAGCATTGGTACGTCATTGGCAGATATTGTTAAAATCAACGCGACTCAAGCATTGGCGGTTGGATGCACGACAACAAGTCCTGCACAAATGCAAGCCGTAGTTATAACTGTTACTGGCAGTACTTCAGCGGCAGGAACTGTATATTCTGCTGCAACATCTGTAGTTCACAACGGTGGAAAAATACCTAGATTTTTAAAAAGTTTATCCAATGGTGCTTATGTTGCGTGTTTTGAAAATCAATCCCCAACCTCAACCGGCGATTATTATGCAATGACAGTCTCTGGTACTGTAGTTACAATCGGGACTGTTTTGCAAATAGCAAATAGTTTGCCGAGTGCGGCATACCCATTAACTTACACTTACCCTTCTGCCGAAGATACTTCACAGCGGGTTGTTGTATATAGTAGTAATCAATTATTAGTCGGATTATCTGATGGCGCTATCGCATTAAGTGTAACGGGCACAACCATAACAAATGGAGCAAAGTTTGGCACAGCATCGACAAAATTTGTTACTGATGCACAAACAGGATTAAATTTTTACGCAGTAACAAGCACCACAATTGACAAGATTACAGTAGCAACTACAACCATATCATCTAGTTATCAATTAGTTTCTTCCCCTGTAATAATAGCGGCGGATACAATGAATGATAAGGCAGTAAGTTATTCTGGTACGTGGTACACATGGACATTGCCAACAATGAGCCACGCAGTCACTTACAATAAATGGTTAAGTGTAAATAGTTCTGACATTAGATTATATGGTGAAATATCATGATTATTTACCCTATTGGATATGAAAATCCTGTTCCACAATCTGTCACTAGATTACAGGCTAGATTGGCATTAATTAATGCTGCAAAATGGGATTTAATTAAGCCAATTATTTTAGAAATGAGCGATCCTGAAAAATCAATTGCGTTAGCTTGGTTTGAGGATTCTATACATTGGCGACGTAATGACCCGTATGTGACGTCAATATCTGCATTGATTGGTTTGAGTTCCAATGACGTTGACAATCTATTTATTGAGGCGTCAAGTTTATAATGCCATTAGTTAAATTTACAAATGTCGGAGCGTTGGGGCAGAATCGTGACGCCGACGAAATTGACTTAGCATTAACTCCTGCCTTTGAGTGGAGTGGTGGGAATAATGTAAGGTTTTCTGATGGATATGCAGAAAAGTTTACGGGTGAATCCTCGCATCATGGCGAACCCTCTGTTATTCCATATGGAATATTTTTTTCTAATACCGCAAACCGTTATGAAGTTTATACGGGGCTTCAAAAAATATACGCCACTACTGGATCGACGCACACCGATATTACTCGATCATTAGGCAACTACACTGGGGCTATAGATAATAAATGGACAGGAGCTGTTTTATCTGGAACGTTAATTTTAAACAATGGTGTAGATGATCCGCAATTTTGGGCTGGCAACATTGGAACGCCTTGCGCAAAATTAACCAATTGGCCTGCAAATACAAAAGCTAAGGTAATTCGAGTATTTGATAACTTTATCATTGCGTTAAACATTACCGAAAGCGGGACAAATTATCCGAGCATGGTACGGTGGTCAACTCCTGCCGACCCAGGTACATTGCCTGCATCATGGGATTACACATCTACTACAAATGATGCTGGTCGCGTTGAAGGTGTTTTATCAAGTACGCCTGACAAAATAGTAGACGGATTAGCGCAGGAAAATACTTTTTTTATTTATAAAGAAAGTAGCATATATGCGATGCAGTACATTGGCGGGAAGCAAATATTTAGATTTTCAGGTGTGAGTAAAATAGCTGGCGCAATGGGAATTGATTGCGCTGCTTCTACACCTGTAGGCCACGTAATTTTATCAGATGGCGACGTTTTAATTAATCAAAGTGGAAATATTCAATCGATCATTGATAAACGAATGAGGCGATGGATATTTAATAATATTGATTCTGATAATAGGCATAGAAGCTTTGTAGTCGCAAACCCATATAAAAATGAAACATGGATTTGTTACCCTGAAAACGGAAAAGTATGGCCAAACAAAGCCGTAGTTTGGAATTACAAAGATAATACATTTGCTACGCGAGATATTCAAAATTTAACACATGCTAATGCAGGCATTATTACAGCCGCTGATACTGACACATGGGCTAGTAGAACTGATACATGGAACGATGCAGATGACATTTGGTCGGTCAATAATTATAGTCAAGCATCAACAAGGCTAGTTTTGTGCTCTAGCGATAAAAAATTATTATTAGCTGATTTGACGCGCACATTTGACGGCGCAAGTATGACATCCTATATTGAAAGAACAGGAATTGATTTTGGCTATCCAGAGGCAATTAAATTGTGTAGCGCTGTTCGGCCTAGATTTGATTCTATCGATGGGACTGTCATTCGTGTATATGTAGGTAAGCAAGCAAGCCTTGATAGTGCGATAACGTGGTCGTCCCCTGTAAATTACACGGTCGGAACGTCTTTAAAATGCGATTTTAACGTATCGGGTAGATATTTAGCGATAAAGTTTGAATCAATTAATTCCGCACCTTGGAGATTAAAATCATTTGACCTTGACATAAAACAATTAGGAATGTATTAATGACTTACATACCAGATATTTTGCCTTATGACATTAAGTTATTTCCAAAATATTTAAACAATGAGCTGTTAAAGATTGAGGAAAGCCTGATAAGTCAAAAAGATTTATTAAGCTTGTCTGCAACAAACGTAGCCCCTTCAAAAGTAGATGAGGGTGATATTCGATTTGCAGATGGTACAGATTGGAACCCAGGTGCTGGCGCAGGTATATACGCCTATCACTCTGGCACTTGGAATAAATTAGGATAAGGATAAGCAAAATGATGGGATTACTTGATATGGCATCGCCAGAAAAGAAAATGCAGCAACCGCAGCAGCAAAAAATGGGCGGTTTGCTTGATATGGGCAATATGGACAATATGAACAGCCAAAATAATATGCCACAAAATGAGGGCGATGAAAACGATAAAATGCTTAACGAAATGTTGCAAAATCCAACGGTTGAAACAGTGCAAAAGATAATTGAGCAAATTTCAGCGAATGGAAATCCTGAATCGCAACAAGTTATTCCAATTCTTGAAAAGTTAGAAACGCCTGAGCAAATTACGCAATTTGCTACCTTAGTAAAGCAAGAAAGAGCTATGAATGAATGACATTGCAATGCAAGGCGCTATTGTTGAAAAAGGGCAAGCTAACTTATTGCACAGAGAAAAAATAGAAGCCTTGCAAAAAGCCGTTTTAGAATTGCCGCAAGCAATGCCTGAATTAGAGCATTTTTTTGCACATAAAATATATGCAAGAAAAGGTATTATAAAAAAAGGCACAATTTTGGTTGGTGCTATAAAAAAATACTCACACATTAATATTATAGTTTACGGCGATAGTTCTGTATTTACTGAAGACGGAGAAGTAAGAATAAAAGGTCATACTGTTTTAGTATCTCAAGGTGGCACTAAAAGAGTTATATATGCACATGAAGACACTTTGTGGATTACCATTATTAGCGCAAACGAAACAGAACCAGAAAAAATAGAAAAAGAAGTTTTGTGTAAAACTTATGATGATTTTTTAGAATATTGTAGTAATCAGAAATTAATAGGGGAATAATATGTTTGCAATCGGTTCGGCTATAGCGGCTATCGGTAGCGCGGTAATTGGTGGCGCAATGGCTAAAAGTGCTGCAGGCGATGCAGCCGACGCGCAAAGAGAGGCGCAAGAAAGAAATATTGAAGCGCAAAAAGAGGCTAATAAATTAGACCCACGCGTCCAACAATTAATATATGGCGATGCAAATGCGCCTGAGCCAAGATTAAAAGCTGGTGTTGCACCTATTTATAGTCAACCAGAGCCAGTAGTAAAAACTAGGACTGCATATCGTCCATCAACTACAACCGTGGATGATTTTGGCAATCCTGCGTTGACTCCTTATGAAGAACAATATACGGATGTAGGTCAAAGAAGGCTTATTAATCCTGCATCTGATTTTGAAACGCCGACACAAGACACCGGAATTATTGGAAGAATTGGCGGATTGTTGGATGTACAACAAAGTCCAGAAACTCAAAAATTTAATCAATCGGTTAATGCTTATTTAGGTGGCAATGCGATTGAGGATTTAGGGCAAATTAGAGGGACAGCATTAGGATTGCAAACTGGTAATGTGCCAGTTAATACAATGCAGGCGGGCACAATTAATGCGCCGTCACAATCTAATGTGGATTTGCAAAAAGCGTATCAAGATGTTATTTACGGAAACCCTGCCGAAAACCCTTATTTGACAGGTGCGCTACAGGGTGGGATTGATCAAAGTAGACGAGCATTTAATCAGATGCAAGAGGATGCAATAAGGGGCATTACTGAAAACGTATTGCCTAGCATCCGTAGTGGTGCGCAAGCGTCTGGCCAATACGGTGGTAATCGCCAAGCATTGGCTGAAAGTGGCGCAATATCTGAGCTTTCTAGGGCAATGGCGAAGGCTGCTGAAAATTATGGAAATCAAAACACGGCTGCTGTCTTAGGCGCAAAAGCTAACGCGTTTGAGGCTGGTCAAGGTCGTGCATTATCTGCTATGTCTGGACTTGGCGGTCAACAATATTCAACAGGCGCACAAAATGCGCAAATAGCACAGCAAACGGCATTAGCTAACCTTGAATCACAAAACAAAGCGTTATCGCAAGGCTATTCTAATAAGGCACTAGGCGCCAATATGCAATCAGGATTGCTAGGCTCAATGTATGATTTGCAAAATAGAGCGCAAAATGCCGATATAAATAGGCTTGGTAGCGTTGTTAATTTGGTTCAGCCATTTACTAAAAGCCCTGGCATCTCGGTTCAACCATATCAACCCGTATATTCTAATGTTGCCGGTGGCGCTTTAGGTGGTGCTAGTGCTGGCCTTGGCTTATATAACGCGTTTAATCAACCATCAAGCAATGTTTTGCCTAATGCTGCTAGTGCGCCATCTACATTGCCAGGCTTTATGAATAATACTTATTTAAACCCTACCGCGAATAACACTTATGGGTTGCTAGGTAGCGGGTTCCCTAATCCTAAAGGAGATTTGTAAAATGGGATTATTAGATTTTAATTTTGAAGACCCGAGAAATCTTGGTTTATTACGCGCTGGCGCTGGCATGATGGCTCAAGCTGGCGACACAAGCAAGCCTTTTGGAATGGGTCAAGCTATCGCGTATGGTATGGATACTTACGCTAATACTCTTGAGGCTGATAAAAAACGCAAATTAGAAGAACAATTAGCGCAACAAAAAATATTTGAAACTCAAGAAAATAATCTATATACGCGTAATTTAAGGCAAGCGCAACAGGAAGAATTACAACAAAAAACAGCGGGTATGCTTGCAAAGCAAAATACTATTAAGGAATTGAAAGCTAAAGTTGCTGAAAATCCTAACTATACGCCAACGGCATTTGAACTATTAGCGCTAGGCGATACTAGTGCATTTAAGCCAAAAGAAAATAGATATTTTGAGCCAATGCTAGTTAAAAACAATGAAGGTAAATTTGTTTATGTCCAACCAAGCACAGGAGGCGGAACAAAAGAATTTGCCTATAGTCCTGTTGGCAATTTTAAATATGTAAGAGGTGGCCCTGAGACGCCTGATATACGCATTGATTTATTAACTAATGAAGCAGAGCAAGTAAGATTAAAAGAATCTCCAACATTTAATGCCACTGGCAATGCTCCACCATTACCAACATTGCCATCATTTAATCAACCTACCACGCAACCAACTGTAACCGGTCAATCTGCATTTAATATTCCATTGCCATCTGGATTGCCAACGGGATTGCAAAGTACGCAAACAATGCCAGAGCAGCCACAGGGCAAACCGAGTGGAATATTTAGAACGACACCAGAAAAGAAAATGCCTGAACAGGATGAATTAAAATATAGAACTCAAATAGCCAATGATTATGGTGCTTTAGAAAGCGTAAAGAGTGGCACAGTATCAATAAAAAAAGCTGTTGACGAGTTACTTAAAAACGAAAAGGGAGTTCAAGGGATTACAGGTTTGCAAACTGATATTTATAGTTTTCCTAATAGCGCAGCCGCAAAAGCTGAGGTTGCATTGCAAGCGGTAAAAGGAAAAATTACAAAATTAGGTAAAGATGCAGCCTCGCAAAGTGGCGCACTTGGTGCTATATCTAGAGATGAATGGAAAATTATGTCAGATATGGTAGCCGCAATTGATCAAAGAAAAGGAAAAGATGCGTTTGTTAAGCAAATTAACAATGTTGTCGAATATGCAGAAGATTTAGAAAAAAGGATGGGTGATGTATATAGAAAACAATATGAGCAAGATTTTCAAAAATACCCACAATTTAGCTTAAGTAAATCAGATGAACCTACGGCAGCCAATACCGACAAAGTAATGACTATGGCTGATGTTAATGCAACTGCTAAAAGTAGAGGGATTACAGTTCAGCAAGTTATAGATAAAGCTAAAGCGGCAGGTTATCAAATAGGGGGGCAATAATGGCTGGTCGTGATTTTTCCGCAGAATTATTTCCTGAAAACGCACCACAAGGAAAAGATTTTTCTAGTGAACTATTTCCTGAAAGTGTTAAGCCTAGTCTAACAAGATCAGATCAATTTACAAAAGGCTTGCGCGATCCAATTGACGCAGGAGCGCAATTATTAACAAATGTATTGTCAAAATCTGTTGTTAGTGCAGGTAATTTAATAAATAATTGGTTAGCCAATAAAACTGGATTGGTTGGAAAACTGCCAGAGGGTGGCGTTGATCAATTAGTTAGAAGTGCTGAACAACAATACGAGACGCAAAGAAAAGCGCAAGGCGATGTTGGCATTGATTGGTACAGAATGCTTGGAAATATAGCCAGTCCAGCAAATTTAGCAATAGCAAGCAAAATGCCTCAAGCATTAAGTTTGGCCGGTAAGGTTGGGACTGGTGTTATTGGCGGTAGTGCTTCAGGTGCGCTAACCCCAGTTAGTGAGGGTGATTTTATTCCTGAAAAGTTAAAGCAAATTAGCCTTAGTGGATTCACTGGCGGTATTTTACCGGCACTAACTTCCGCAGGTGGAAGAATAATTAATCCAAACGCATCAAAAAATGCACAACTTGCATTATTAAAATCAGAAGGAATACAACCTACTATTGGACAAAGTTTAGGTGGTTTTGCTAATAGATTTGAAGAAAAATTAACAAGTGTTCCAATTTTAGGTGATGCCATAGCAGCGGCTAGAACTCGTGGCAATACGCAATTTGAAAAAGCGGCATACGATAGAGCTTTAGCGCCAATTGGGAAAAGTTTACCCGCTGGTGTAAGTGGTCGCGATGCTGTTGATTTTGCGCAAAAAGAATTATCAAATCAATATAACGCAGTGTTAAATAAAATTGGGGCAATAAAACCAGATCAATTGTTTAATGAAAATGTTTTAAAATTGAATAATATGGTAAATAGCCTTGGCATACCAAAAAGTGAAAAAGATAAATTTGCAATGACAATAAATAACATTGCATCATCAATAGATGACAATAATGTTATTACTTCAGATGCCTATAAATTGTTAGAGTCACGATTAACTAGCACTGCAAAAAAATTATATTCGTCGTCAAATATATATGAAGGGGAAATTGCGCCAGCGGTTAAGCAATTAAAAAAAGAATTAACCGATATGCTTAAAAGACAAGCAGGAGAAAATGCAGATGAGCTTAAATCTGTAAATACTGGGTGGGCTAATTTTAAAAGGGCGCAAAAAGCATCCAGTTTCTTAGGCGCAGAAGGTGGAGAATTCACCCCGTCACAATATTTAAATGCCGTTAAATCACTAAGTAATATAAATCAGTTTGCAAAAGGCTCTGCGTTAAACCAAGATTTGGCTGACGCTGGAAAAATAATACTTGGCAATAAAATTCCGGACAGTGGAACGGCTGGCAGACTTGCCTTAGGATTAGGCGGGTTGGGTGCTGGCGCATTTAATATTGGAATACCAATTAGCTTGCTTGGTGGCGCATCTTTATATACTCCACAAGCGCAACGAGGATTAAATTGGCTTATTTCATCACGGCCTGAATCCGCAAAAACAGCAGCTAATATTTTGCAAAGAACAACTCCATTTGTTGTGCCAGCTAGTAGTCAAATAAGTTCAGGACTTTTAGATTATTAAGAGAATATGACTAACAAAATAACTTTAAGATTCACCACAAAATGGCCACCTAATCCGATTAGCAAAATTATTGGCTTTTTTGGTGGATCGAAGTTATTTTCGCATTGTTTTATTATTATAGACAACCTTGCTTACGAATCAACAATGATATACGGATGTAGGGTTGTCGATCTAAAAATTGCGATGAAAGGAGTTGCATATTATCAAGATATGACAATTCCAATTAAAAACAAAAAATTAGCTATTAAATTTGGTGATTTGCAAAACGGGAAAGCATATGATTATGCAGGCGCATTTGGTTTGCCGTTTTTATCATCTGAAAATTGGGCTGACGATGACAAGTGGTGGTGTTCTGAACACAATTTCATGATGCTTGGCGCTGGTGGAGTTTGGCTACTTGACCCAGAAGTATATAAAAGAATTACTCCAGCGCATTTATTGATGTGTAATTATCCGAAGTCAAAAATTAAAAAATATGTTGAATAATTTAATAAAACCATCCTTGTGACGTTGCGAGCGCACAAGGATGTATTGCAAGTTCATCCAACCACGGATTTTACCACTAACTTTTAATAATTATGCGCTGAATTAATTAAGTGCATAACTGTCAAATTTAACGGGTAGGGGTAGACATGTCTTTTAAAAAGAAAATAGAAGCAGAGGATGAAATGAGTCAAAAAACCAAAGAGTGGTTATCACAATTTACCGATTGGGCAATAAAATTAATGATTGTCGGTATTTTTGGGTTTGGCTACAACATGCAAAGAACACAAAATGAAATTGTTACTCAAATGGCCCTTAATATGCAAAGTAATGAAGCGCGTGTTCTCGCTGTAGAAAAAGATGTTCAAGTTATTAAGGCTAACATGGTATCAAATGAGCGATTTTTGGATGTGCTTAAGAAAGTAGAGCAACAATTAACGATTGTGTTGTTGCAATCTGGCATTAAACAAAAAATTGCGTTGGTTGAAGAAAAATGATTAATTCGCGAGATTTAAGCGCATTATTACCTGTTGTTGGAGGTAAAGCAATTGCATTCATAGATGGTTGTAAGGCGGCAGGAATAGACGTATTAATTACATGCACTTATCGAGACGATGAGTCACAGAATTCGCTATACGCGCAAGGTAGGACGGCCCTAGGCAAGATTGTTACTAATGCGAAAGCTGGCGAATCATGGCATAACCATCGATGCGCTTTTGACTTTGTTCCTATAGTAAACGGTAAGGCACAATGGAATGATTTGGAATTATTTAAGCGATGTGGTGAGATAGCTGAATCTGTAGGGCTTGAGTGGTCAGGCAGGTGGAAAGGCAAGTTTAGAGAAATGGCGCATTGTCAATATACAGGTGGGTTAACTTTAGCTGATTTACAAAATGGCAAGGTAATAACATGAAATTAATTGATGAATGGAAGTCAGCATGGCGTTATCTTAGCGTTCAGGCTAATGCAATTGGTAGTGCAATGGCTATTGGCTATGCAAGCATGTACGATCATTTAAAAGAGAATTTTCCACCTGAGTACATGGCAGGAATAACCGCGATTGTGTTTGTGCTTGGAATCATTGGGCGTTTAGTATCACAACAAAAAGACAAATAAAATATTGCATTATAAAAAATTGTTGCATATAATAATTCTTGTCAGTGGGGAGCGCTGATGATAAACTTTGATTAAAGCCGTTTAATAGTCTGTTTTCACGATGATTTTCATCACTTGCTCCCCAAGGAAAGCAGATTATTAAACGGCTTTTCTGTTTTTGGGTACTGTTCGCCACCTGACAAAGCAATGCGCCATGACACGGCGGCTAACAATAAAAGTGTTGCGCTTACTCACAAGACGGCGCGTTGGGCTTCGATGGGCATCAACAGGAACAGAGTAAATAGGTGATATGAGCGATTAGGCCGCGTAACGGTCACTCTGGAAATAGAACATCGTGCGCGAGCAAGAACCACGGCAAATGGTTAAAGATGGTGTAGTTCACCTTCTTGTCTTGTGTGTTGTCTTAAATAAAGCAAACTAACCTTATATGATTGCAATAATTTGGCATTTCCTGCGAACCATCAACCCACGTGTTTATCTTGGCATTGCTTTGTGTATCGCTACGTTATACGGCTTCCATATTCTCAAATCGAGATATATAGAGGAAGGAAAAGCGGCTGTATATCAAGAATGGAAAATAGCAGATTTAAAACGTAAAGAGCAAGAGAATAGCGACCGTATCGCAGAGCAGCAGCACCAAGCGGCAATTAATCAACAAGTAAAAAAGGAATTAGAAAATGAAATCAATAAAATACATACTTCCTACGCTAATCTTAAGCGGCTGCGCTTGCCAAAATCCACCTGCGTCCAACCTGACAGCGTTACCACTGCCGCAGGCTCCAGCATCGCTAATGAAGCCACTGCCACCACCATTGCACTTCCAGAACCGATTGAACGCAATCTTTACGAACTAATGCAAGAGGTCGACACAATGTTAAGCAATTATCGTGCGTTGCAAGAGTTTGTAAAGTTAAATAATTTAGCGCCTAACTTTTAAAAGTTCTTAATAATTCGCTTAATTCTTCATTGGTAATTCTAGCTATATATTTTTTAGATAGTTCATCCCTTTGCGATTTAATGCAATTTGGTTTTGCACATGTGTAATCGCACCAGTGATAATCTTTGTCTGGATTATTAACTACTTGCTTAACTGGGCTTTTTTGTAAGTCAGTTAATTTTTTTGGTTTGTCTAAATTATTTGAAACCAATGCAGCGTAACCCTCAATATCATGCCACGAATCAAAATTATTTGAATTTCCATTTATAATTCTAGCAATCTTATGCACAATCATCTCCAGCGATTCTTTTTTGTCATGCGTTAAAGTTGACCAATTTTTGGAACTACGCATGACGTTTTTTAATGCTTGCGATATAGTGGACTGACCAGAATAATTACCATATTGAGACGATCTTTCTTGTATTGTATCCTTAATATTTTTCATTTAATCCTCGAAATATTCTGTAAGTTCTTTAAGCATTTCAATCAATTGCAAGCAATCATCTAAATCCATTTCCCCTACACATTCAAGCAATATTCGCTTGCCTTTAAATGTTTTAATAAGACTAATGTTGGTGCGTGAGTTATCAGTATAAAAATCTTGGTTTTGCTTTAATTGCGGCTTTATATGCTCATATTCAAGCATTTTTTGTTTTTCAAGCATTTTTAAAATGCGTTTATCTAAATTCATATTTTATAAAGTTTAAGCGTTTTTTTAATTTGCGATCTGTTTTAGTTCCCACGTAAATCATCAACAAAATTATTAGGTATATCTTTCCACGCTTCAGTGCCACGCTTTACCATTTTGTCAAATTCTTTTGCGTTAAATACGTTTTGTTGTTTGCTATATAGTAAAGCGGCTTTCCACCATTTCCACGCTTGATCTACCCAGATAAACTTATATCCGTCTCCGTTACGTTCTAGTGATTTGTTTTTTAAATTTCCTTCTCCAGCTATCAATTCAAAAGCCTGGCGATCCTTTTCGTTGCTTAACTTTGATGTTTCTTGCCATAATTTGACCGCTGCAAGTGCATGACGTGCATTAAGTACGGCTTTTGCTTGCGTTCGGATTAGTACGTCAATATTTTGGTTATTTGTTGCTTCTTGCAATTCTTCATTTATTGCTTCAGAAATACCACCGCCAGAATTAAGAAAATTATTTAATGCGTCGATTAATGTTTGTGTTGTATCAGTCATTTACTCTCTCCAATCCTTTGGTAGTGCCATTTTCACGACATTTTTGCCAAAACGCATTTCAACAGTATTCGGTGGCAGTGATGGGTCAATGTAGACTTTGCATCCTGCAAAAAATCCATCGCCACCAATAACCGCCTCTTTAATAGCCGCGTCTTTCTTTCCTTGCTCGTATGCTTGCTTAAGTTTGGCGTCTATGAGGTCAACAAGTTTTTTATAATTCTTATATTTTAATTTGTAACGAAGCGCCAATACCATAAAATCTACTTCATCAATTGTTAATTTTTTCACATTTTTCCTTTTATGCCCTGATTTTTTGCAATCTCCGCCGCAGCTTGAACATTGTTAATTCATTTACTCCTCGTCTACTAATATCATTTGAACCGGTCCAGCCACAACATTAATTACAAGTGCGGCAGCTTCTTTTTCGGCAAGTTCTTTTGTATCTTCCGGCGTCGAAATAAATAAACTTCCACCTAACCAAAACGGGAAGCACCACATTTCGCGTTGCTTTGGTTTCATGCGTATTTTTTCGCTATCAATTTGCAATAATCTTATATCGTAGTAAAGACCTCCATCTTCTTGTAAAACAGCATGTGTGCCAGTCCTAGTTAAGCCTACAAAATGGGTATCTATCCAATTATCATTTTTAAAGAACTGCACCACATCGCCACGCCTTGCGGCGTCTAAATTAAATTTGCTCATGTTGTTATCCTTTAAAATCAGGCCAAGCAATTGTAAAAATATCGTCCATTTGTTGCGCGAGTGATATTATTTTTTGCGTACATGTGCCTATTTGTTCAATAATAGAATTGGCAGAATCCAAAAGATTATCAACATTTTGCGGGACATCATTAAATTTTGGCTGCATTCTTGCACAGATTAAAGTTGTGCAAGACGTTAAACTTTGATTTAAGTCACACAATAATTTCTTTTGTAATTTTTGCTCCTTCAATAATATTGAGTATTTTCCTCTTGCAATTAAAATTTCGTCACTGTAATCTTTAAAATCTATCATAATTTATATTTTGCAAAGTTATTAAACAATTTAAAATTGCGGTTTTTAATTTATTTGATGTTTTCTTCATTGTTGCAGTTATTACATAAGCCTGAGCCATCGCCATCGCCATAGCCTGAGCCTGAGCCATTACCAAGGCCATTACCAAGGCCATCACCATAGCCATCACCTGAGCCTGAGCCATTACCATAGCCTGAGCCTGAGCCAAGGCCTGAGCCAGAGCCAGCGCCAGCGCCATAGCCAGAGCCATGGCCATCGCCAAGGCCATCACCATTGCCAGAGCCGTCACCATAGCCAGAGCCTAAAAAGTCCACAAATTGTTTATTATTTATAGTCATTGATTCCTTTTGCAGCAAATGTTTAATAATTAGCCAGAGC